TTTGTCAACCTATTAGCTGCTTCAATAATTGCATTATTTGCACCTGCGTGACCACGAGCAGCAAATGCAAATACTTCATTATACCATGTTTCAGGACCACATTCTGGAACATCCAATGAAATTACTAGAGCTTGTTTAAACGTACTGTTAATTAGCTGATATAGATGTTCTGGTTTGAAGCTATTGCTCCTAGTATCAAGCCTTTCACCATAACCATTAGGATTACCTTCAAAATTAACTTCAATACCAATTGCACCAATATCATGCATATCAATTTCATTACTAAATGATTGTTGACGGAATGCTTGAATCCATTGGCCATTTTCATTCAACGTTAGAGCAGGCAGCAGTGCCAGTAGTTGAGCAGAAATGGTTAGCAAACTATTACTTTCTAGAGCAGTCATAACAAAACGTGGTGAATACCTTTGAAAGTTCTGTTGTTGCTGCTGAGGAATGTAGTATGTGTTCTGCAATGGTTGTGCAGGATCCCAAATAATATCCATGAAACCAGAAATTCGTGCTACCTGACTAACACGTTCTACTTGCGGACCTTGCTGTTGTTGCTGATTAATTGGTGCTGCTGAGAAGTCAATAATAATATCACTACGAATTGGTTGACCAACAGCATTGTGTGACTGTGGATTACCAAACGTTGTACGTACAGTTAGATTACTATCTCGTTCAGCATTTGACAGATTTAGATCAACAAATGTACCGCTATTGAATTCTAGTTCTGAACTAGCTGCAAATAGAGCATTGGCTGCAAGGGTATAAACTGCAGATGTATCAGCGATATTAAAATCACGAGGAACAACACAATAACTAGCTGGCCATTGTTTTGATTGAGGATAAGCCTTACTAATAATTGCAGATACTGTTGAATCCATATACTGGTCAACAGCATCGCCTACAGTACGAATAACTTCAGTATTGATACCATTAATCATTACCATTTTTGGTGCAGGTGGTTCAATGCTACCTTCTACAATCAGTGTATGAAATGCTACACCGATTTCTGGCATCGATTTACTACGCAAAGCAATGATTAATATTGATACACCTAGGGTAGTAGTAGAATTCATATCTACTGGAATAGTGGTAATTTCGAAGCTTTTATCAGCAGCTTCTTCATACACAGCTACAATTGCTTTGTTCAGCTTGCTTAGTACTTCAGAAGCTGGAGTACGACCCATTACAGTAGTGCTTAACTTCCCCATATTACGGAAGCTAAATACTCCTTTTTGTTGTTGCGGTTGTTGTTGCTGTTTTGCCTTTTGTTCAAAACTTTGGGCCATTGCTTGTTGTGGGACATTATCTTCACCAGTATGAACTGCCATGATTTATTTTCCTTGTTTATATGTTACGATTAATATTAGCGCTAACATTGATAATAAGATAACAATGTCATTATAGTAATATGTGTCTATAATTTATTTGAATCCTATTTATTTTTAGATATTAACGCCGGGGCACTATATACCCTACTACCTTGGATGTTTCACCAAGGTAGTAAGTAGTTAAGATCAAAAATAATCTCTTCTATATAATTAATTGTAGTGTAGTAAAAAATTACTTATACATAGAAAGACTATTATTTAAATGATTGGCTATAGATTCTAAAGTATCTAGGTGTATAATGTCTGTATTATCTTCTAACAATTTTATTATGGCATTAATAGATCTCTTTTGTGATTCACTAAACAAATCTGTACTATCTTCCTCAATGAAACCTATAATCACATCTTTATTGATAGCTAAACATGCGCTTAATGTCATTTCTACAAATGAATAGAAACCCGTTTGCTTAGGCGTAATTACATAAAGTAATGCTTTAGCTTTCTTTTTAGCTTCTTCTTCTATTTCAATAGCAGCATCATTCCAATCCTCAGTAACTGGATTAAAGTATTCGACATCTAATAATGTTATTAAATGCGCTCTCCATTTAGATTCATTACAAGTTCCACCTAAAAATACAAATTCACCTTCAGGTATATTATTCTCTAGTGAGATATTTTGTGTGAAATATTTCCTCATTATCTTTTAACTCCTTTATAAGTTTAATAATTACTTCTTCAACATCTATTATAAACTCTGTCTTTTATATACCATTTTCATAATTTTCTAAGTCTTTAGTATATTGTAAGTACTTCTGTATCTTTATTTTATGTGTGTAATTATCTTAGGTATCCTATATGTATAGTCTATTTAATCCAGCTTCAAATATAAGTCAAGGAACTTTAAAACCTGCTAGCTGGATATATGTCAATAATGGATTAAAACATAATCTAGCCGATGTTATTAAGTTCTATAGAAAAAATCCAATGGCTGTAAAGTCATCTCATTTTTTAGTAAAACTATTACAGTCAATAACAATACCACAATCACAGAATTTAGAACGCTATTACAGTAACGTAGACGCAATATCATTAAAACTATCAATGACATTTGGAATGACTTCATCTATATATAGAGGACATTCATTTAATGGTATTTTCTATGGTCCAGGTAATATTGAGTTTCTAATAGCTACTGATGAAAGTTTCGATTTATTTGAAGAAAATAATAATTGGGAAAATATACAAGCTGTAAAGGTACTAAGACATCCTAGAAGTGATCTAGGATTAAATATATTAGATGGTAGTGATATCAGTTATGAAAAAGGTATTGCTGTAATAAGTATTAACATACCTTTACTAGCAGTGCAATATAGAGCATTTAGACTAGCAGAAATAGCTGCTACAACAGATGACGATGGTGAACAAGTAGAATCCCAACGCACTATTATGCAATTTATACATATGTATGTATTACCAAATATGTTATTCAGTCATTTAGATTACGCTATATTTAATAGAATATTTAATTTGGAACTAAATAGACCATTAGGGGAAATTCCTAAGAATCATTCATTTTACTTACCAGATTATAGTAGTAAAATGACAAAAGTACATAATGAAATTTTAGATTATATACGTAATACCAATAGCAGTTTCTACGGTATGTTACAAACCATACCAGTTGTAGTGAAAAAAAATGTTGAAGAAGTAATGATGTTACCTGATATAGCAATAACTAGACAAGTATTATGGGTTTTGGTAATAGCTAGATTACCAGAATTATTATTTCTATGTAAATTAACTAAAGAGAGTACTGGAAATAAGAATCAATCTGAAATAAATAGAATTATTAGATATTTCTTAAATTATAAGTACGATAATATATTTAGACAGATGTTAACATCGGATACTCTAGAAGATGTTTTAGATGATATAGAAGATATAAAGAGTTATACTTAGTGATTATTTTCATACCTGGTAATGACATTCCAGGTATGAAAATATGCTGCAATAGTAACTAATTATCGTACATAATAATTATTTCTAATATATTTAGCTACACATTCTACAATTTAAATATGATATTAATATTCATCCATACATAAACGTGTTGATTTATTATTTAACATAAATATACCTAATGTTTCTAAAATTATATAATATATTCTAGAACAGTCTAATACAATTCCACGTATATCAATAGCTAATAATATTTCTTCAGGTATTCCGTTAGTTGATATAATTTGTTCAGGTAACATAAAAATACTGCCAAATTTCCTACGATTAGATTTATCTAACCATTCTTCTAATCTATTAGCAATTCCTTTATCCTGAATAGAATTAATCCATTCTTTTGTATTAGTAAGTGTATTTAACTCGGTAGATACCTTTACACTTAAATACGGTGGTTCTTGTATGTCTCCATATTTTGGAGCAAATACTTTATTCCATAATAAATATTGCTGATAAGGAGATGCTTTCTCACCTTCTTTATAAGAATCACTAGTCTTTATTTGCCCCATTCTAAAGTATTCGTGTTTACCTAGTTTAATAGATTCTACTATACTTCTTTCTTTATTAGCAATATGTGTTAATACTTCTCTAATACTAATCTTCTTACCTTCTATTACAGTATTCATTAAAGTTATCATTAATTTTTCAGCATCTTTAATAATTTCTTTAGGGGCATTAGATGACTTTAAATGAACACCTTTAATTTCTTTTTCATAATCTTTAAATACATTTCCTTCTTGACAACTTATTAGTGCAAAATAATGTTTAGCTACACTAGTTGGTACAAATATAGGAAATTTAAATTCATTCTTCATTGCAATTTGATGTAATCTCTTTTCCTCAATACCAAAATTAGCTGACATACGTGCTAATACATGAGTTATAGTTTGTGATGCTAAAAAGATTACAGTTGCAGCTACAGCATCAGCTCGTTGATCAAATGCTAATTTACCACAGTGCCATATTACCCAATCCTGTACTGTAAAGATAGTAGAATCAGTATCAGATGTAACAGCTGCTCTCCTAATACTATCTGGAAAGAATGCTACAGATGCAGGAATATTAGGAGTTACCCATAGTGCTCTAATTAAGTCAGAATATTCATCTAATGTATTAATAATATTTTCTACAGTAGCTGCATAAATGCTATATGCCGTAGTTCCAACAATGTCTTTTAAACTCTTACCTCTCATTTCAACAGAACATATTTGTGATGCTAAATTACGAATATCATCACTAGCATTATCAATAACTACATTATTTACCATAATGGATGGATCTATATTTTCAGGTATAACTTTAGCTGATAACTTACCAATAAATTCATATACTACTGCGTTATTGTATTTCATTAAATGATATAAATCGCCAGTATAGACAAAAGCAGATCTTTGAATATCTGTTAATTTACTTACTAGTAAAGCAATACTTTCATTATTAGCTACACCTTTCCAATATAAATCTGTACTATATCTAATACATGCTATAGTTTCATCTATAGTAGGATGACGTAAATTATATTTAGTTATACAATTCGATAATTTCTCATAATCAGTATTATTAATAATACTAATAATATTATTACGCACGATATCA